CATAGAAAGACACTATGTGCACCCCTGACTGGGCCCGTGGGGTCTTCACCTTCCAGTTGTTGATCCTCCTCGCCCCACCCTTCGTACTCCTCTACCTCCCTCACATTCTCGCAGCATGGAGGGAACACAATCGCCCACCGCCTTCTTGGCCCCCCACAATCTCGGCCCCTTCAAATCCTCGCCCCAGCGTCTTCGGCAAACACCCGACTCATTCTTTATCCTACGATCGTGCCCTTCGAGCCCACCGTTGGATGGTTCGCAAGGCTAAGTCCTGGGTCATGCCTTCTCTCCTCGCCTTCCACAAATTCGACCAGGAAGACGAGGTTTACGCCGAACAACTGATGGCCCCAGTCCTCGAACGCCTCCAACAAAGCGGAACCAGGATGCGGGCCCTCAATGTCGGCGGCTCTGGGTACTGCTGGAAAAAAATCTTCCCCGCTTGGAAGCATGATATGGTAATGCCCTTTAGGGATTTCCAAGAACGCTGCGCCAAACAGCACGTCGCCAACTTGCGGTGGGGCCATACGTCGCTTGGCCCTTTGATGATGCGGTTCACGGAGCAGCGCGACGGAGATCTGCACCTGGCTGAGGTCGACTCCGAACGTTTCATAATTCGCAAGTACGGTCACACCGAGGGCTGGATGCAGTACCTTGATGTTGCCATGATGGACGAAATGTACGCCGACCGGCTGCTGGGCGCCGGCGACCCCGTGGCCGATTCTCTCAACCTGCTGAGCGGCACCATACACGCGGATGCCGTCACAGCTGAACTGGCCAACAGACTCATCACCGACGCCTCTGAGGTCTTGCGTCAGAGCAAATGGACTCTGACCTCAGACGAGGCCGCCACCCTTCGCGCCCAGGGCATCGCCGCCACCTCGGTCCCTGGTCGCGCGCATTCCCACGCCCTTCACAAGCGCATTGAAGAGCACATTCTGCGCACCGTTGTCCCCGCCCATGTGACCGCTTGCTGCTGTGTCTTCTTTTGCAAAATGGGCAAGCTGCTAGACACACTTGTGGTTGGCAACAGCTTTAAGTGGCTGTGGAACCCAGTGTTAACCGTACGCGACACCACAAGGTTTAAGCGCGGCTTCCTGCGAGCCATGCCCGGCACTATGACGGCCGACTCCTTCTTCTTTCACGACGCCGGCCACTACATGACACCAGCTGATGTCGCCTACATGTTCGCCACCTACCCTGCTCTGGTACGCATTGTCATGTCCGCAATCATCCCTCCCGAGGCCCATCTCCGACTCCCAAGCATGTTCCCCAGCGTCTATCAACTCCATTACGATCACACCGACAAGTATCATTATGTGCTCCAAGGCGACCAGACGAATAGTTACCAGCAACCCCATGCCTCACACCAGTGGCTGGAACTACACAGCTTCCCCTCCGATGATGGCCTCTCTAGACACGGTGTGGAGGTGGTCCATTCCACATTTGCCCACCACGTGATAGTGTGTTCCCGGCTCCCACCACCTACTGCCGCGCATTCGCGCCTATGGGCCACGCCACACTTATCTCTCCTTCCTGACGTTGACGCCCGTCACCTGCCCATAGCCGACCGCCTACTACCGCTTGAGATGCTGCGGGAGACTCTGTATTATGTCACCCACATCTCAGCTAAACCCGAGAACGTCGCCAGCAAGCTCAAAATGGAGGCCAAAAAAAATGAATGGAAACCAACTCCGTTGGCCATATCCGTTGCCGCCGACATGCTGGTGGAAGCTAGACCTCTAATAAGACGAACAACCATTTTTTCGTCAATGTTCTCGGTATATTGGTCTTACTACTCACGCTCCTACCGCATGCCCCGACTGGTCCTCCTTCGCTTCGTGCTGCTGTTCATAACAATCTTCATCCTCTTCCCGTCGTGGCATTGGGAGTTCTTCCGTCGCCTGTTGAAGTTTCAAGTGCCATGGACGCTCGCCGACTTGGGACAGCTGCCACCTGGCTTGGTTCCTCAGCCCCCCACGCCCATGAATTCCACATGGAACATCACCGACGACTTCCACGCTAACTATCGGTTGGACAATAAGCTCCATGATTATGAGTTGAATTTTGGATTCGATGGCAAGGGTCAGCTAACCGTCATATGGAGCCACTTCTTGGTAAGCTTCCGTGGTTTTTGGCTCGGCACGGTAAATTTCGCATTCTTGGCCTTCTTCGCCGTCGCCAATCTTCAGAAGTTGGATGGCATCATACAACTTTACAACCTCCTACACCCTGACCAAATTGCGCAGCGAGCCGCTGAACAGCTGTTCAGAGCCGAGGAGTGGCAGTTGAAGACCTACCTCCATGGCCAGCCGTCCGCTTCAAGACCTCAGAAGTGGGTGGTCACCCGCTCTGACAAGGAAGTGTCCGTGGTTGAAGGTCCGAATCGAAACTCTGATGAAAAGCCAACTCGACAAGAACCTACCATCGCCTTCGCTCGCCTTCTCCACTCTCGCGAGTGCCGCTGCGAATTTCATAGTGGTGAGCAAACCACGGTCTGCGACGCCGGCTACAGGATCAGTTCTGCCACCGAGTGCCATCATTGCAGTGAGTTTTTCGACGCCACGGAGATGTCGACTTACGACTTGTTCAACATGTCGCAGACCGAACTCGAGAACCGAGACCCCACAGTTGCCGATCGCAATGTGCCCATCAGCTCTTTTCCCACCTTCTGTCTACCCACTCGAAAGCCTGGAGAGCTCGGACCAAAACCAACGTCTAACTGCCTGACCATCGCCCTTGCTGCCTCTGGCGTTTCTGAAGACTCAATGCTCGAGGCCGTGCGTCACTTACCTGATACAAGCTACAACAGCCTGGTGACGCAAGACAATTGGGACATCAGGATAGCCCTGTGGCTGATAGATCGTTTGGACATCCCGGTCTCTTTAAACACCAACCAAGGTAATTTCGTCCGAGACACCACGCATCCCACTGTGCAGCTGGCCTGCGGACACTACACCTTCCTCTCACCACGAAAGGGCATGAGGGACAGGTTCACGAACATCGAGTCCGCCACAGCCAACTTGACCGGCACAAAGATGGCACGTCTCTCCCGCGACCGATGTTATGGCAGCAAGCTTGGGATCAATCATACTACACGGTTGTTCACGAGCAAGTTCGAGGACTTCTGTAAGCTAAAAGGGTTTACTAATCATGGTCTGAAGTTCACCAAGTATGAGATCAATGCTTGGCGCGCAAAACCACTCATCCGAGACATGAAGAATGGCTTCACTGGCATCGCTCGCGCCCAGGAGGGAAAAAGCTTCCCCCCCAAATTCACGAGCAGATTGGATTCGGTTGTTGACGCCTATAAGCAGCGGCTCGGGCGAGACATTGACATTTGCGTCGTCTACGGCATGCCTGGTTGCGGCAAGTCGTTCCCCCTCCAAGAATTCCTAAAAACGGCCCCCAAGCTATCCTATAAGGTCGTCAGTCCGACCACTGAAAACAGGCAGGATTGGGCCGAAGGGTGCTCCGATGCGGACAGCTGGCGTTACGGAACATACGAAACGTCACTCACCAAGACTGCCGAGGTCGTCATCATGGACGAAATATCAATGTACCCACCCGGACAGGTTGACCTCTCCTGCATCGCAAATCCAAGCGCAAAGACGCTCATACTTCTTGGAGATCATTGTCAGGGCGTGCGTTACGAATCCCACCCTCAGGCTTCCACCAGGGAAATGGTGCCCGAATGTGAGGTCTACGTGAGCTTGGCGCCCTATTACATCATGTACACGCGCCGGTTGTTCAAGTACCTAGCAAAAAAAATGTCCGTTTACACGACGTCCGACGTTGAAGGCGTGATCGAGCGACAGGATCTGCTGCCGGATGACCTCCCAAAGGTTTTAGCACGCACTTCCGACGTTCGCCTGGCCGCCGAGTCCGGTTCGCTGGCTTACACGGCCGTGGGCGTCCAGGGAAAGACCTTTCACTCGGTTGGCATAGAGATGTCACGTGACTTAGTCGCCAAGGTCGCTCGAGGTGCGCAACATGCCGTGGTGACACGCGCCACCCATAAGATATTGTACACCCCTCCTCCCATCGGCGTCACTCTCCCGTCAATTCTCAGACTTATCACAGACTCTTCTTTTGACATGCCCTACTCCACTTTATTCGCTGACCGGCTGAACGGCATGCTCCTGGTGAAGAGGCCTGACTTTGGTGTTCGCATGCCCACCAGCACCGTCCGACCTTTACCTATCAAAGACGATGACTACTCGCCAGGGAACCCCAAGCCTGTCAATGAGGACAACGCACATGTTGAGGACCTCCCAGCTCCTGACCCCTCCAGGGAGTTCTTACCGGGCGAAGGCGGATCCAGTAGCAAGAAGCCTTACACACCCGCTTCCCCGCCAAAGAAATACACCTCACCTACTGTCGAAGACGAAATCCCTGAGGAAGAGTTACCGTCCGCCGCTCCTCGCCCTGAACGGAAGTACTACCATGAATTTGCGGAGAGCCTCAAGGAACGCCTCGGGAAACTACCAGTGACCCACGAGTTGGAGAGCGCGCTCGAGGCCTACAATGGCTCCCGCTTCCCGCCGAAC